GCCCGGAACTTCTTTCTTAACTTTCTTAACAGCCGTGGGGTCGAAAGGAAGAACTCCGAATCTGTTTAAAAAACTATCCTTCTTCTTCGCAGTCGGATTGATTCTCCACAGATCTCTATCTGCTTTTTCAATATAGTCAATCGTGTTAAATACCTCTCTGGTTTGAGTTCCAGTTTTTTGTGTTGAACGAGGACGGATCTTTTTCTTTTGTGCGGTGACAGTTATGGTGTCGGTATCTCTACCAGATTTTTTACTCTTCAGATTTCTGTTTGATCCAAGTAATCTGTCACCTATTCTAATTCTTTCTACAGCAAGACCTGCGGTCCTGGGATTATCATTCCATTCAAATCTTACTTTGATTGATCCATTCTTGCTTGTGTCATAGATCAATCTTTTGCCATCTTTAGAAAATCTTGCGTCAACGTCAGAACTAATGATCCTAAGCGAAGAGTTAGTATCATTACCGTCACCATCTCTTAATTTAATTAAAGTGCCATCAGAGGACACGTTAATTTTTTTATTAGCAGGATGAAGATTTCTATAGTCAATCAACAGTTCCTTTTCTTCTGGTTCATCTGGAGAAATATCTATGATCTCCATGATCGGAACATTATATAAATCTAATCTAATTTTATGAACTCCTGCTGTTACGTTCTTTTTAATCTTTTCGGGGACATCTTTAAATGACTTTAGATTTGCTACTTTTTTATTGTCAAAGTAAAACTCAGATTTATTATCACAAAGTCCTCGGAATATATACTCGCCGTCATAAGGAAAATCTTCTTCCCACTCTAATGCAAAAGGAATACCTGCAAAATCACTGCCTGGTGCGTCTGATGGGGGAACGGGAGAAATTGCATACTTATTCATAAAATCACCCCATGCTGGGTGAGTAACTTTATATTGAGATCTCTTTGTTTCAATATCAGATGTGACAGAGAGAGGTGCTTCTTTTCCTGTGAACCACCAAGGATTAGTTAATTTTGCCAGAAACTCTTGATATTGTTCTATCTCTCTTCTGATAGGATCTTCATCTACATCAGTGTAAGTTCTAGGATTCCAATCACCAACGATATCTCCGTTTATGTTATATTTTTTACCATAATCAAGTGGTTCCTCTCCCGAACAAGGTGAAAGGTCATACACTTCAAAATCGTCTTCTTGATCATAAACTTCAACAATCTCTCCAGTTTCCCCAAGAATTGCTTTGGTGACTGCACCTGCACCGATTCCACAGTTATCCTCAACCTTTACATTCGGAGGATATTGATATCCAAATCCACCACTGACAAGATCAACTGCCATCACCGATCCATCTTCACCAATGATCGGATTACCCTGTGCTCCTATTCCGGCACCACCGTAAAAAATTGCTTGTGCTGGACCACACTCCTGCTCAAAATCAACTCCCTTACAGGTATCAGCCTCAGAAAAAAGTCCATCCGTAGTGTTAAGGGCATTAACACCATTGATGTTCATGTATCTAATTTTCTTTCTATCCCTAACTATGAACTGAGTTCCAGGATTTAGTTGTGCGTACTTATTAGCCTCATATACACTAACGTCAGACACTAGTCCTCTATCAGTTGAGATATACCCAACTCTGATGTCACATTTACTAGGAGGACCAAAGAGATCGAATGACATTATTGATTATACTTTGTCTTCATATTGTATATTTATCATCAAATTTGAAGGGCTGCATCTCTCTCTTCCTGCGTCATGGGTCTACTCATGTCACCGGGATCAAGGTCTACACCGATGTCCTGATCTGGTTGATTCTTACTAGGACCAACATAAGGAGTATCTTCAACTTGAGTTGCCGTGTTGCCACTGTTAGAAACATCATCAATACCCTTAACTGCAGGTACTTGAGAGTCAGGTTGTGCTGCGCCACCAGTGGCAAACTGATAGTAATCGGATACTGAAACGTTTGGTTTTAACTCACAACCAAACACATTTAATTTAAGATTCTCAAATGACAATGCAGATGTCATGCTACCGCTGATGGCACCTATCAAAGAGGTGATATCTCCTATTTGATCAGAAACTCCTGCCATTTCGCTTTGAATATCTTCAACAAAAGTATTGATACCATTCAACATTGAGTTGTTCGTCTTGTCAATTGTTTCTCTCTCTGTTGCTAGGGCACGTCCAATGAATTCCTCTGCCTTACACATTGGAACAAAAGGAGTAGAAGGATCTCTTGGTTCTGGATTAGCAGCGCGTTCTCTTGCTCTTGCTTCATTCTCCTCAAGGTTTAGCATGTCACCAAGAAGACCCTCTATCATACCACAAAGGTTATTGGTCATCTTACCATACATGCAAAGACATGTTTCAGTTAGTATTTCTTTTATGTCAGAGAACTGAGCTCTCATGCTGGAAGGTAAAGATGCCACGACAGCATTCATTGCTTTATTCATAATTTTCAAAGCATATTCCATCACCTTGTCAAATATAATCTTCATATACTTTGCAACCTGACAAGCAGCGTCAGAAATCAATTTCTGTAAGTCCTGTATGATACTCATTGGACTTGAAACTGCATCAATGTAACTTTGAATAGATTCTAAGAATGAGTTTACTTTTTGGATGATGTTGTCAAGTTGAGTTTGTATTGCCTTTGTTGCTGACTCAACCATATTATCTGGTTTCATCAAGACAATTTTTTCTTGCATCTTAGTTTCACGCTTCACATCACCAGCATTTAACTGATGCACAGCATCTGGATTTTCTTTTGTTGCTCCTGGTTGAGATGGTGATACCGGTGAGTTAACGAGTGCTTTCTTTCTTGCCTTTGTCTGCTCTACTCTCTTCCTAACTAATTCTTCTGCTGCCTCCTTATCTAATGCCTTTTGAAGTGCCTCCTCTTCAGCAGCAAGAACCGTGGCTAAATCACCTTTAGTTGGCGGTTTGTCTGTTCTCAGACCACGATTGTCTAATTCAACCGTTGGCGGAGGGTCAGCAGTTTCTTGTTGATCTTGTTTAGTTTTTGGTTTTGTTGTAACTAATGCCTCATCAGGAGGAGTTATGTTGGGATCTTTTTCTCCTTTTGCTGATTTTGAAAAACCACTGGTGGCAGCAAAATTAGATGCATTATTGCCAATGGTGGTTTGCATTGGAGTTTGAGCGTTGCTGCCCAGAACTCCCATGATGACAGGAACTTGTTGGTCTTTTCCGTCAAGGAAAAAACCAAACACGAACATACCTTGTCTCAGGTTTGATGTTTGGAATGCGTTTGCACCACCAGATCCAGCAGTAACTGGATACATGATATTAGCCCATGGCAACTGATCAGAGGGGATTGTCTCCTCCTCCTTATCATGGAGACCCATGATTCTAACTTTGTATCGTCTACCCCATCCAGGGATACTTTCAGTATCCTCAAATTTTCCGGACAGAATATTATCTCTCCAAGTGGCATCGTCAACAATTTGACCAACCCACCAGAGAAAATCTCCTCCTACAAAGTTAGAATTAAATAGTGCGCTCCCTCCTTCCATCAATCGTCATAAACTAGACATTCGGGCTCACTAGGGTTCTGATCACAGAACAATTCAAGATAAGATGGGTCATGATGATCGCCTTGTTCGATCTCTTTTTTATGGTGCTCTGCATATTCTTCTAGATCATGCAGTTCGCCTTCAATGTGACGACGCATCTGTGGATTTGTAGTTGGATCTTGAAGGATCTCTTTGTCCTTCTTGATATGCTCTTCGATACTTTCCATTTATACTACCGTTGTGTGTGATTTCCGGTCCTTCCGAAAGAATCTCTTACTAAATTGAGTTTAGTTAGAGTTTGTTTTGGTGTAATGAAGTGACATAAATCTGCTATAATATATAGACCGCCACTTTCCTTACTTACTTCATCATTCTTTGTGTTAGATTGAAGTTCCGGTGCATCCACAAATATAGCATCTCCAGCATGTAATGAGAAGTCGCCAGGTATGGTAATCGTGACTTTTGCAGAGAAAAGTTGGTTATACCTCATAATTGACTGATTCAAAATCTGTTCTGTGTTGAAATTTTGATCTCCAGATTTTTTAAGTTGCTCCTGAGATTTACCAAAACCATTCCCTGATGGTAAAGTTCCAGGATCAAGAAATGAAAATGTTGTTCTGGTTGCTAGATCAACCTTTTGAATTAACTTATTGTGAGAAGGTAATCTTCCACCCGCTAAAACATCCAATCCTTCAATAAGAGTATCGGCAACAGAATCAATCACATTATAGGCAGCACTAAATGGATTGAATGACTTTAATTTAGTTGCAGATGATCCTACAGCATACTTCTTCTGAGCATTAACTTTGTTCTCAAACTTATAGTCAAGTGCCTTACCATCATATCCGGCAGGGACATCGGTAGGTGACTGATTGTAGATAAATGATTTTTTAGGCTTGTTCTTGTCTTTACTCAGAAGAGTGTCAATAGATTTGAATTTAAATCCCTCATAGGTTTCAAAGAAAAAGAACCCTGCAGATTTTTCATAGTGCTCACCAGCACTTTTTTGTGACAGTTTGTTCAACCA